TTCTCTATAGTTCCTGCATAACTCCACCATTGTTTACATTTTGCACAAATAAAATGAAACAATGTCTCCCATGTGTATTCATGATTCATTCATTTATCCTCCGATTTGTACAGTACCGATTGAAAGCACACCAAAAAATACTAAGGCTAAAGGTAATGCTCCAGCCGCAACTGATGCCGCGAACATCCATGGATAAGGTGATTCTTTTGCTTCTGTTAAAAACCCGAAAGCTCCTTCCTTTATAACATATAAACTATCCATAGTTGCATCAAAATTTCCAACCACTTCAACTGCATTTTCTAACATATTTCTCTCATTAAAAGTTAATCTTCTCTCATCTTTCACTACTATTATAACAAATTCCTGCCAGAAAGTCAAGTGTTTATTAATTTAAGATGTGTGGGATTTCTTTTGATACGGGACCGTATAGATCACTCCAAATTGTTGAAAAAATTGTTTCCACTTCATCTCTTTCAATTATCAAGAAATCACCATAAGTGTCGATGATTAAGTAGTTACCACCATCTTTAAATTTGCGAATGAGATATTCATTTGACACAGCAAGATAGTCTGTCAATTCAATAAGTTCTTGATGTTTTTTTATATTCATTATATATTATGTACTTGTTACTGCATTTCCTATCAATGATGTTACAATCCATTTAGCTCCTGTCCACAACAAGGTGGCATTAGAACCAACTGTGGGAATACTAATTTTAGTATTTGATCCGCCAGTATGATCTAAAAAATTACTTGGTGTAATTTTGAAACTTGTTGGTGCAGTTGCAATCAATGCAATAGTAACTGTTTGACCAACGTGAGTTCCATCACCCATTGTTGCTACACAAGCGGCAGAACCGGTTCCAGTACAAAGGAACAATGCTTTTCCGTCAAGTGCTTGTGTCGATGTAGATACTGTTACTGAACTAACTGCATCTGATCCATATCCAATAGTTGTGGGAATTTTATTAAATAAATTTGCTAGAGTAATCTTTTTGTTTGTTGGAGCACTCGCAGGAGTATCCACCACAAGTAACAGATCATCAAAAGTTGCTTCTGAAGATGATGTTAAATTTGGTATAATTTTATCTGCCATATCAATCCTTTCTTTATCTATTATTTATGTGGCTTAACTTCCCAAAAGGGCTTCAACTTACTTCTTTTTTCACGTTCAACGATTAGTTTTCTTGCTTCTTTGTTACGTTCATTCCATTCTTTTGCACGTTTTAGAATAGCATCTTTATTATTCTTGTAGTATTCTTTGAGGTATTCTTTTCGTGTCTCATCATGTTTCCATTTCTCAGCAAGGCGATCCTTATTCTTCTCATAGTATTTCCGATTGGCTATTTGTTTTCGTTCTTTATCGGTCATAAACTTCTTCTATACCACATTTTGCGATATAATATGAATCTATAATATCTGAAACAGGGTTGATAATTTTAGTTGATTTTGGGGTCAATTGACTTTGTAGGTCAATCTTTGTTTCTTTTAAAAATGTCTCATACATCAATTCTTTATTTGCATTTCCCTTACCTGAAGCGTATTTTTTGATTACTGTAGGGGGAATTGTCTTAAATTTAAAATTATTTTTTTTAAGACGATGTTTAAGTATTCCCGTATTCTCTGCAATATTAAACACTCTTCCTGTAGCAGCAAATGCATAATCTTCTAAGTAAACACATTTTACTCTTCCATTATACCAACGAATACGTTCAATTACCCATTCTGCAAGATTTTCATATCTTTCCATCTCATCTGAATATTTGGGATAATCATATCCATTGAACACTCCAACAGAATTTTGATTCTTCTTCTGTTTAATATAATGAAATCTACAATCTTCAAATTTTATTTTATTTTCATCTCTAACTTCTGCAATGCAAATGGCAGGAGAGGTTAAAGAGTAATCTATTCCTGCAATCCAAGTCATTCCCAAGTACACCATTACTAGCCCACACCCGGTGGCAAGTTATTATTGTTTTTTACCATTAAATAGATAATATAACATACACCTATCAAAGTCAAAATATCGATCATCATTTTTCCTATATTGTTAATGAAGTTAGTGAGTAATCAATCCCAGCTATCTTCTTCAGAATCATCTGTTTGTCCTGTTTCACTATCCACTTCAAGGTAGTGGCCACAAAAAGAACACACTTCTAATCCTTCTGTATCATTTGTAAATATTTCATAACTTTTATCACAACCATCACACATTATACTTATTGTTGCATCTCCATCTTCCCAGACTATATTTACTGGCATAACTCCATTGCCTCCCCTACTTGTTTTCTTTGTATAGTTGTTCAGTTGGAACAGGAAACACTTTTAATGTAATGTTGCCAACTTTCATAAACCGTTTATCCCTAATAATATTAATAGTAATTTTTTCACCTACTTTATATTTTATTAATTCATCAGCAAATTCAATATCAGTATTAATGGGCACATCATTAATTCCTATTATAGTGTCCCATGCCCTTAAACCTTCTGGTATTGGATTAATTGGTTTATTTTGATCACTTATCATTAAACCAAAACTGTTCGGAATCGTTGTATTTATACTAGGATTATCCTTCAATATTTTTTTAAGTTGAATATCTTTTCCAAAAAGAGCAATAACCGAGACACCTAGTGCTGGACGTTCTACTTTTCCTGTTGCCAACATTTCGATGAGTGATTTTTCTGCAACATCGGCTCTGACTCCTAGACCGACTCCTGCATTTGAATTTGTTCTTGAAACCATCAATGTGGCAATTCCTACGATCTCACCCTTTTCATTAATTATAGGACCGCCAGAGTTTCCTTTATTGATTGCGGCATCTACTTGGATAGATTTGACATAGGGATGTCTTGCATGTCGTTCATTGTTAGAAATGATACCTCTTGATAAACTCCATACCATTCCCATAGGATGACCGAAAGCATAAATTTCTAAACCTATATGAATATTTTTAGAAAACTTCAAATAAGGAACTTTTCTTTTTAGTCCAATTACTTCAAGTACTGCTAGATCGGCTAATGGATCTTCTCCAATTACCTTTACTTTATATTCTGTCCAATCATTTTCATCCCAAAAATATAGATGAATTGTTTTTTGGTTATACACACAATGAAAATTGGTTAATATATTACCTTTTTCATTAATAGATACACCTGAACATAATGAATTAGGTGTATTAAGTTGTGGTTCTTTTAATTTATTTACCGATAGCAATACTACCGATCTTCTTATATGTTCAATAACCTCTTTGTCGATGGCTTGTACCGAACCGACAAAGAATATTAACATAGAAAAGCATAACAAAATGAATAGTTTAAACTTTTCCATTTTTTCCTTCTAAAAACTTAACAGAGGTGTATCCTTAGAATATTCCTTTGGTTGCTCTGGTGAGTCTGATTTCCCGGAATTGGGAGGATTTACCTCTATTTTTTTGTCAACTTTAGTTGCATTATCTTCCACAAATTCGTCAAGTCCTTTTAACGATTCATCATCTAATAATATTAATCCTTGTAAAGTATCATGTTCTTTTATACACATTAATGATTTTTTCATAAACAATCTTGGAATAAGTTCCGGTTTTGTTTGAGAATCTTTTTTAATGTATTCAACATATTTACTGTACTTAAATTTTGTTCTAATTTTATCTAATACACAAAAACAATGAACCGTCATTAAACGTGCAATGCCTGGTGGCGGCTCTTGACTCAAAAGATGAGGATTTCCCATTGCGACCCATCTTATTGTTCCACCATAACATACATGTATAGTATCGAAAACTACACGACTAGGCCAATCATCATCCGGTATTATTTCTTGTGCCCCGCCAGTATGTGTCATTAACGAAAATACAATAATGAACATTATATAAAAATTTTTCATAATGCTATGTACCACAATAAGATTATTATTATGAATAACTCTAAGACTAGTACAGTATGATACCATACCCATCTAGTTTCATACAATTTATCTTTTTCTATTTTATCTCTTTGAAAAGTAAAATAGACTTTATCTTTTACATCTTCTAACCACACATCAAATTTATCTTTAACTGACATGTAGGTCCTCCTTGACTAAATGTTATGTGACTGATGGTGAAATATCAACTATTTCACATCCTTTTTCTGAAGTACATGCAAATTCTTGACTTGCACTAGTATAATCTTGTGTTTCGTACTCTGACAATGATGCCCAATTTACATTTTTAGGCATTTGTTTTAACAATTCATTGTACTCTTCTTTTGTACAATCTTGATATGGTGCTTGTTTATATGTGTGATCACTAAATGGTAAAAAACTAATACCACTAATGTCATCAAAATTATCATATACCCAAGCAGAAGTATTTACCCATTCATCTTCTTTAACCGATACAGTTACACTTGGTTTATGTTCACACCATTCTTTTGCATAAGTGTGCCATAAAGATAATTGTCTCCAAGCAGTCATATCATTTCTACAAACAGCATCTTTTGGGCTCTTTGAAGGAAAAGAAAATACGGTCGTATGATCCGGTTTAGTTACATCCGGTTCATTAGGAAAGCCTTCCGCTTTCATCATCTTACATAATGGATCTTTATTATCTGCCCTTACAGTTCTGATATAGTAAGGGTTATGGCGGGCATGAATACCAGAAGCGGAATCAACAAGCTGTGAAACAGTCCCAGAGGGTTTCACACACGTAATGGAAGCACTACGTTCAATTCCTAATTTCTCTGCATATTCTTTATTTGTATCTACTGCTACTTGTCTTAATTCATTTAATAACTTCTTTGTATCACCCTTAGTTCCATTCGTTAGCGAGTTGTCCATAATACCCGTGAGACTAACTCCAAGTAATCGCTCTTCTTCACAATTCCTTTGCCACTCTTTTGAGAGGTATTTGAAGTTTGTGAGTGTAGATTGGAATGTGCCAAGGATAGTTGCAATCCTAACTTTGTCTCTGAGAGATCCGAGAGTGTCATCGCTCCTGACGACAACTTCGGAGAGGTTGCAGAATTCTCTACTTCGTAAAATGATTTCGCTGCAAGGATTTGTGCCGAAATCATCTCGCGCCAGTCTTCGTTGAATGTATGTGCCATCTTTGTCCTTTTCTCTAGTATTTAGGTCATTTACATGATACTTACTGGCTAAGCCATTGTAAATGCCACGTTCTCCTGATTTTGAATCATAGAGAGATAACCATTCTCGCATGAAAGTCCCTGCATCGGGCTTTTCTTTATAATTAACAGAATTGTTTGCTAGTGCACGTTGCACATCTTTTTCCCACCATTGACCTGATTTAGCAAATCGCATTTCGCGATCATTAAGATCAGAAAGAGAAATAAGGGCACTCCTACGAACACCACCCACAACAACAATCTCGGCTGTTTTACATACAATGTCATGTGCTTCTATTGGTTTGAGTTTTCTTCCTACTGCAACTTTAAATGTGTCTACAGTAAAATTAAATAGATCCACTAAAGGATCAGGTCCTGATGCTCTACCACCAAATGTCTTTAGTGGTGCGCCAGCAGGTCTAACTTTTGATACATCCCAATTAGGAATATGACCACCATAAAGTAATGAAATCAATTCTTTGAAGGCTCTTGCCCATCCCAATTTAGAGTCTGCTACCACGATTGTAGTTTCTGTTTCGTATAACTCTTCAGGGATTGAGGGAAGTTTCCTTACATAGTCTTCTTCTACTGAAAATCCTACTCCTGTTCCGTTCATGAGGACATATAGTATTTCATCGAATGATCTAATGTGATCAACTTTTACATAAGAACAATTATAACCCGAAACGTTTTCTTTCTCTAAAGCCGGTCCAGCTGTCATTAAACACCTCATTGAAGGCATTACTTTAAGTTCCTTGACTGCCGTTTCTAATTCTGTTCTTTCACCATTTTCTAGTTTGAATTTATGGTTCTTTTCTAAATGTCCACTAAAAAAATCAAAGTATCGTTCAATCGTTTCATCCCAGGTTTCTCTTCGGCCTTTGTCATAATCCCATCTTGCATATCTTGATAAGTGAATAAACTGTTGGTATTCGGTAGGTAGCATGATTTCCTTCTATTTTAATTTTTCTAAAAATTCTTTTGATTCTCGTTCTGACAATCCATACTTCGCCATTTCCCAGCTTCCTTGTAGATTGTCTTTTATTATTGCCATTTCTTTTTCAGAAAAGGTCTTTGCGTTCAATACATAATCTTCAAATGCTTCACAACATATAGGAAATTTTGGTTCTATCAACTCCCACATAGCATTAGCAAACTGTTGAATTTCTTCTTGAGCATGGCTATCACCTCTTAGATGATAAAACTTAAAGA